AGTTCTAAATCCTTGGGCAAGTAAAGCTTCTCACCGAGTTCATATCTGTACTTTGCTTCTGCCCAGAGTTGATCGCGATTGGACTTCAACCATTCACGACGTGCTAAGCCCACTCTCACAGGCCAGTAACGACGATTGCCCGTCTCATCAGTCAAATACTCTTGATCATTCGTTGAGCCGATGAAGATACACTGGCGAGGGTAATCCTGAGCACGCCTTTCATAGCTCAACCTTACCCGGTCTACTTGCCTTGAGATGAACGCTTTGACTGCTTCCGCTTCTCTGCCCCGGATCGAATCAAGCTCACCCACTTCAATGATCCACTTGCCCATCATCTGATCAACAACGTCTTTGTTGTGAATGTCACCAAGAGAGTCTGCAAACCAAGAAGCCCCTGTGAGTTCTCTTAAACCCATCGACTTGCCTTCACCCTGGTTTCCTTCAAACACCGTCATGTAATCAAACTTGCATCCGGGCTCATAAATGCGAGCCACAGCGGCACATAGAATCTTCCTACCCACTGCCTTGATGTACTCTTCGGGACCTTCAGCCCTGAACGCATCAAAGAGCCAGTGATCAAGACGAGCCACTCCATCCCACTCTAGGCTTTCGAGGTAGGCTTTTACGGGGTGAAACTTATATTGCTGGGCAAGCAGTGTGTGCGCTTCAAAGCAAGTCTCCTTGGCAGGCTCAAACCGATGGTGACAAGCCAAATAGTGCTTGAGTGCCAAATCATCAGTGCCCGCAAGTTCACGGTCTTTTTGCCCCCCATAGACCGTGTCCTTTAAGAAGTAGGGACGGTTCGTGAATTCATTAAAACCCACAACACCTTCCCCATCCATTTTATGCTCAAGTCCGTGCATCACATTTCTAAGCGTTGTCTTTGGTTTTGAGTTCCCATCGATATCGGGAAACTGTATTTCCTTTTCTTCCTTCACAAGCTTCAAAGCTTTCTTTGGCGTGAGTTTGGGTAAGTGAGAATAGTCTTCAGCCCGTTCAAACATCCGAAGGGGGTTTGTCTCATAACGCGCTTTCTGAAGCGTGTACTTGTCGAGCCACTTCACAGCCCTTGAACGATCGCGAGATTGAGTGTGCTCAAACGCCGCATCCGATATCCAGTTGTTCTCGTCACTGAGCACGGAAAGAATCTCATTGTCTGTGAAATCTTTCCTGCACATTTTCATCGCAATCGACAACAGCTCAGCTGAACGATCCGTAACACCTTGCCCATCGGTGATCTTCTTGATTGTAGGGACATCAAGCTTTGATGAATAGAGATCAACGTCTACAGCTCGAAAGGATCGCGTTCCTGATAAAGCGTGTTCATCGCTCTTTTCATTTCGGCGTTCATCGGCTGATTCTCGAAACGATTTGAAATTTTTGGTTTCGATGAGTGGGAAATCGTTTGGCCTACCGCCGCGCCACTCGTAAGCTGAGCCGTTGGGGTGGATCGACGTAGGAAGAACCATTTGGCGACCCGTAGAGTACGCGCATATTTCCCACTTGTTTTTGTGCTTTGCGATTTCCACCATTTGGAAAGGCTCACGAGATACAGCATAAATATGCCTTGAGCCGTTACCACTGCCACTAAGAACCACAGGAGCATTTTGTAAGCTGTTTCCATTCATCACCTCTTTTAATTTTGTTAATGCTTCTTTTTTATACTTTGGATTTTTCACATCCACATCAATGCAGAAGAGAAAGCCATCGGATAGCTTGGAAGTCTCACCGAGTCTTACGCCTACATTGTATGACGGATTGAATTCAGACTTAAGTTCACCCCATGGCTTTCTTGGCCCTGTTGTCCACTTGTTTCCAATCGGACGTTTCTCACGTGGGTGAAGATAGATGAGCGAGAACCCTAAGTCATAAAGCTTCTTCAACTCTGAAAGCTTCAAGCTCATTGGACACCTAAAGTTTTGCAGTTCTTCACAAGATCATTTTCAGAGACATGCCCCGCAAGAATCATCAGCTCAATAAAATCGAGTCGATATATTTTGCAAAGCGCTTTGAGTTTCTTTGGACTTGGAGTTGCCCCACGTTCGATCGCACTAATGTACGTCGCCGCGATGGTGTCGTTACTCAGCTTCTCTATGTCGCTGAGTGACAAACCTTTTTGGTGTCTTGCATCTCGCAAGACTACAGAGAGTTTATTCATTGGAATTCCCCACACTTGATTAGGACTTAACTACAGTCGGTATGCACAACGTAGATGGGCAATTCAAAAAAAGATAGATCATCGTGCAAATAAAGATTGCCAATATTTCTTTTTGCAATTAGGTTTCAAATCACTGAACGAAAGTGTGTGGGGAATAAGAACATGGGCACGTTGAGCTATCTCAACTCAAAATTTTACTTTCACACGTCACAAGCGTGTGAACGTGATGAAGCTCTTAAAGCTGGGCTGAAATTTGATGCTGAAACTCTTCGATGGGTAACGCGCAATTTCGACAAGGCCCGCTTACTCAGGCGGTTTGCAGACGGTAGTGCTGAACGAAAATTAAAAAATCACTTCATCACGGATCTCACACCGCCTGAGTTTCTTATTTATCCCGATCACCTGGCACCAAGGTCCTGGCAAGTCGAATCAGCGTGGCATTGTTTGACACGCACACCAAGCTATGTCGCTGACGAAGCAGGGCTTGGAAAGACTGCAACGGCCATCATCGCTATAAACTCTTCACCGGGTAAGACGTTGATCGTGTGCCCGCCTTATCTTCGCTACAATTGGCAAAATGAAGTGAGCGCATGGGCAGCGGGCAAGATGGAGCATTTCGTGCGTGCATCTCTCAGGGTGGTTGAAGACGCTGAATCAGCGAGTTTTGAATCAGACATTACGATCTTGCCTGATTCTCTTCTGACAAACGGAGTAGTGCAAAAGAAGCTATCGGCGTTCCGCTTCAAGTGGCTCATCGTTGATGAAGCTCACCGATATAAGACTGACGACGCTCAAAGAACAACAGCCCTTTTAGGAGATGAAAAAGAATATGGACTCACCGCCCTTGCGGAAAGAACGGTTTTGCTGTCCGGCACACCTATCCCGAACGGTAGGCCAATCGAGCTGTACCCAGTGCTCTCTCGTCTCGCACCTGAATCAATCCTTTTCAGGGATGCTGAAAGATACTGGAAAGATTTTTGTGGTGGTAAGTCAGTCACTCGTTATGAAGGACGGCGAGCCATTGTTAACCGCGACCTTCAAGGAGCTTCAAATCTCAAAGCCCTCAGACGCGAACTTAGACGAAAGTTCATGGTTAGGCATCTAAAGAAAAACTGTCTCAAAGAGCTAGGACCAAAAACCCGCCAAATACTATTTTTGAACGAACCGGGGATTGGCATTAAAGCGCTTGAGAAAGAAATCCTCACCAATCATGAATTGGAAGACTTGATCGGTGAGGATTATAATTTAGGCGATATTGCTCGCTATAGGCGTGAAGTCGGCGAAGTGAAACAACTGCCAGCGTTCAGGTTCATCAAAGACAAGTTAGATGAGACGGGTGAGAAGATCGTGGTGTCGGCTTATCACATCGAGACGGTAAACTTTCTTCACCGGCATCTTGCAAAGTACAACGCGCTCAAGATTCAAGGCGGCATGTCTGCAAAGGTTAAATCATCGGTCGTTGCTGAATTTCAAAACAACCCGAAGGTGCGTGTTGTTGTGGGCAACACTCTTGCTATGGGTTTGGGTAACACACTGACGAAAGCCCCGATCTTTGTTTCGGTTGAACCTGAGTGGACACCCGGCACCAATGAACAAATGGAAGATCGCATTCACCGCATCTCGCAAGAGAAACACGTTTACTGCATTTACTTGGTTTTAAGAAATAGTCTCGATGAGAGGATGTTACATCGAGCCTTGAGCAAAGAAGAAAACATCCAAACTGTAATGGCTTGAAAGGAACGACTCGCATGAAACTGACAGTACACTTAGAAGGAAAAACAAAAGCGGATCTCGCAAAGGGCTTGAAAGCTCACTTGGCACTTTTTCAAAATGACGAAGAGACTGACGCAATCGATGTGTCAAGCCTTGGGAAAAAAGGAAAGAAGAAACCACTAAAGACTGTGGACGCTGACGAAGATGAAGACTTTGGAAGTGAACCCTTGGATGAAGAGGACCTTGACGATGGCGAGGACGATGAAGAGGAAGAAGACGCGCCGACAAAAAGAGCTGGAAAGTCTGGGCCTGTTCGGAGTGGAAAGAAGCAATCCAAAAAAGTGGACACTGAACAAACCGAAGAAACTGACGATGAAGAAGATGAGGAAGGCTCTGAAGGAGATGATGAAGCTGATGAACCGTCAGTGAGCTTTCAAGACGTGAGAGCGGCCCTGAATAAGTACGGTGAGAAGCATCCTGATCAAGCTCGCGCAATTCTTTCCACGTTCAACATCAAGTCGCCAAAAGAGTTGTCAGCTAAGCACAACGAAAAATATTGGGAACCCGTGTACCGCAAGGTTATGGCCAAGATCAAAGCAGCTAAGAAAAGGAAGTGATTTATGTTTTTTAGAAAAATGAGGCATCATCGTCATCAACTTTACTGTGCTTTTGAGACTGAAGCTAAGGCCATTGAAGCAAAAGAAAACGTCTTTGAAAAAGAAGTTTATGCCGGACAAATTGATTTGAAAGGCAGAATCGAAACAGTCATGGTTCCAACTCAAGTTTGTATCAACTTAGAAAACGAAAAGAGTTGTGACATGAAAGGGCCTAGAAAAAAAGCATCTGTTGAAGCTTGCGATGAAGAAGATGATTTTTAATAAAAATTAAACCACAGCGGAAGCCGTAAAAGAGGCGATGCGGCCCGGAGACACATCGCTGGTGGTTTTAGTCAGGGGTTTGCGAGATGGCCGAGTAACACGAAAGTGTAGACTTTCAGGACGGCGCAACTTAATGGGTGGCCTGTAATAATAGTCCTAACCCTGGCTTTTTAAAAGATCGGTGCCTGTGAGGGAATAACCGAAGGGCGTGGAGCGGGGAAAACTCCACGCCTTCTTAAAGGAGACAAATGAATAAAATTGCAAAGTCGTCACGTCGTCGAATGGAGTCGCAGGCTAAAGTGAGTCGCACGACAAGAGCCGTGAGAAAGGGTAAGAAGTACAATCCTTTTATTCCATCGAAATTGTCTGGCACTTATCCACGAGGGTATTTCGATAAAACTGAAAGGAACGCATGAGCAAAAAAGCTAAGAGCGTTACTATAAAATTAAAAGACTTGCCTGATGGCAACGTCGATATTGATATCAAATTTTCACCGCCCGTAAGTTACGCCGATGCGCAAGGTGCCCAACGGTGGGGTTATCAAATCCTTGATGAGATCAAGCGGGTTGAAGCTATTAAGATAACTGAACTAGAGGTGGCTCATGGCCCGCGCTGAAATCACACGCTTTAGTTGCAATCATTGCGGCATCACTGTGGACATTTCCACCAATCAAAAGTACCCACCGGGCTGGACACAGTTTGCCACTCGCCGGATTGGGCCTAATGAAGAAGACGGGTCAACAACATCCGATCTTTGCCAAGAGCACTCCAAAGGATTTTTAGATTTCCTACACGGGAAAAACGGACCCCATCGAAACCAATTTGAAGCAAGAGCAGAAAGAACAAACGCATGAGCCACGACCTACCCATGTCACCCGAATTAAAACGAGCCATTCAAGAAGACACAGCACTGAGTGAAAAGCGCATCGAGATCATGAGAGATGATCAGACGGTGTTTGCTCTTGCGGTGCTAATGATGGATCTTCATGTGGCAACTCTTCTCAAGAATAAAAATGGTGCTGCAAACTGTTTGATGAAAGCAGGTGTTGTGCTGAGAAATAATGCTGGCTTTCCTGCCCGCTTCAAAGCAGCCCAACAAGCCGTCATTGATCAAATGAGAAAGCAAGGTCCACCGGACCCTAACAGTGTGCCGCTTCCAACAGACACGGCGCTCAACATCCGTAAAGAGAATGGTCAAGTGATCGATCTCCCAACGAAGCCACCCGAAGATCAACTATGATGCCCGATGATTACGCAAAGATGAAAGCCGACATTCAAGCCGTGATCGTCTCTTGGTGTGAAGGTGCGAGTGTTGACCCAACGAATCCCGAGCAAGTCATGGCGTGCTCACGCTCAATTTGGAACGCGCTTGAAGAGTCAGGAAAGCTTCACCCTGAAATGAGATATCAAGCTTTCTTAGAGGCGATCAAGTGTGAGGCAATCATGGCTCAACAAGCGAGCGCACCGAGTTTCTTCTTTCAATTTAAGACCACAGTCAATGTGAAGTGTGAGGCAATATGAGCAGTCATGTGATGATCGATCTTGAAACGCTAGGTAGTACACCAGGATGTGCAATCCTTTCGATCGGTGCAGTGAGGTTTTTCCCGCACTTGAATGGGCTTCAAGCTGAAATGTATAGTCGGGTGAATCTTCAAAGCTGTTTGAACGCTGGGCTTAAGGTGGAGGGAGACACTTTTTATTGGTGGCTTGATCAAAGTGAGCAAGCCAGAAAAGCCCTTCACGATGACAGACTTTACACGCTTGAGGATAACCTGATTGCTCTGAGATCATTCATTAACCCCGAAGATTTTGTGTGGGGGCATGGATCATCTTTTGATCTTGCGGTGCTGGCATCTGCTTATAAAGCTGTGGGGTTTTCAAAGCCTTGGGAATTTAGACAAGAGCGCGATACACGCACACTTCTTCACCAAGCCGGAATGACGATGACAAAAAGTGTGGACGCTCACCACGCGTTATTTGATGCGAGACAACAAGCTCTCGTCATCATGCAAGCGATGAAGAAAGTCGGCTGGAATGCCTAACCTGAAAAAACTCTTTGCACGTTACATCAAAGAGAAAAAGGAAAGCGATCATGCGAAGCTTTCCGCTTCAGGTTCGGAACGCTGGCTTGGATGCCCTGGCTCAGTGCGAATGAGCTTGGGCATCCCATCGGTTGATAACGCGGCTGGGATTCGTGGCACCAACACCCACACGCTTCTTCAATTCATTTTAGAAAATAAACACTGGCGAAGACTCTTGCAAACGCCGGAAGGGTTGAAGTTTCTTAGGCTCATCGAGTACGACTCAGCCATGCTCGCTAACGCTTTGTTTGCAGCAAAATATGTGTGGAAAGAGAAGGCTCAAATTGAATGGGAAACAGGACGAGAAGTACAACTGTTCACAGAGCGCAAGGTTGAGCTATCGGGCGTAGGCTTCGGAACGTCTGATGTGATCTTGTTTCAACCCTATGGTGTTCTTCACGTCATGGATTATAAGAACGGCACAAAGACCGTTGAGCCAGAGGGCAACACCCAAGCACTATACTACATGACGGCTGCCGCTGATGAATTTGGCTGGGAGTTCTCGTATCCTAAGATTACGATCATTCAACCCAATGCCCCCCACTCGCGTGGCCACATCAGGACTTGGGAACCCACCCACCAAGATATTGAGCGCGGCGCTTTAGTGCTGAGACGTGGCGCTAAGATCACAAAAAGGCCCGATGCCCCACTCGTTAAGAATAACGAATGGTGTTGGTTTTGCCCCGCTCGTGAGAACAAGTGCCCGCTTCAGATGGACATGAAACAGAAAAAACTTTTAGACCGTTTTCAGTTGGCAGAGTAATAAAAATAAGAAAGGAACGATAAGTATTATGGCAAAGAAAAAGAAGTTTCACCGAATTGAGATGGTGTTGTACGGGGTGCTGAGCTATCCCGATCTTCATCAACCCAAACCCTTCAAAGGCAAAACGTACTACAGGACAGATATCCTGCTCGATAACGATGATCCACAGCTTGCGGTGCTTAAGAAGAAGATCCACGCTGTGCGTGTCAAGACGTGGGGTGACGACAAGACTGAGTGGCCTGATGGCGCTAGGAAGCGTTTCATTCAAGACGGCAACGAGCGTGAAGATCAGAAGACCTATGAAGACAAAATGTATGTCTCTGTCTCCACTCAACAACCCGTGCCCGTGATTGATCCAAAGGGTAAGGCATTTTCACCTGCTCTTGTGAAAGGCGGCATGTTTGCAAAAGTAGCCGTGTGCGTTTCCCCTTGGGATAACGAAGGCGAAGAAGGCATGTCAATCTATCTTCAAGGTGTGATGATCGACACGACGAAAGAAAAGCTTGCGGGATTTGGCGGCGGGAAATCCGCTAAACAACTCTTCGGGCTTGAAGAGTCTGATGACGAAGATGATTCTGATGACGACAGCGAAGATCAAGATGATGAGGATGAAGACCTTCCACGCTCAAAGAAGAAAAAGAAGCCAGCCAAGTCTCGCGACTTTGATGAAGACGATGACTCCGATGAAGATGAGTCTGATGACGAGGACGAAGACGCGCCACCTAAGAAGTCGAAAAAGAAACCCGCTAAAAAGAAGCGTCCACCCGTTGACGAGGATGAAGACGACGAAGATGATTCTGATGACAGCGATGATGAAGACGAAGACTATTGAGTAAATGACTCGCTTTCCGCCCGTGTTAGCGAGTCTTTGGCCCGATGAGAAGTTATGAACCTCATCGGGCTTTTTCTTAAGGAGAGTTATGGAATACACGGATCAAGAATTACTGAACTGGTGGGTGGGGTTGACGAAGTCTGATCAGCGTTTTCTTATTGAGACGATGATTGAGAAGATGGAACACAAAGCTTTCCCTGAGAACCTTCTTAAAATGTACGACAACGGTCTTACGCTCTCACCAAAACAAATCGGCGCGATCAGGAAATGGGATAGATGAGTGACACGGATCTTAAGCCCATCACGGAAGATGAAGTCTGTAAACTTTGTGGTCAACGCTTAGGCGATCACTTGTTCACGGATGATGGGGATTTCTGCACGGGTAAGGGTGGCACTCGTGAGTGGATGTTCACGCCATCCAATGACTTTAGAAAACCCCATGCTTGAAGCTGTACTCGATTACGAAACGCGCTCGGCAAAGCCCCTCGAATTGTCGGGCGCGATTGAGTACGCCAAAGACCCCACGACTTCCATCTTCTGTCTAGGCTATCAGGTCAATGACGCAGAGCCTAAGATTTGGATACCTGAACGGTGTCCTATGCCCGATGATCTTTGGGAGTGTTTTAAGTCGGGTACTCTCATTGCCCACAATGCGGCGTTTGAAAGAGCCATCACGAAATACGTCTTACCACGCTACAGCTGCCTCACCAGCGAGCAGCAAAAGACGCTTGCCTCCTTACCCATCAGCCGGTGGCGTTGCCTTGCTGCTAAGGCTGCCATGTGCTCGTTGCCCCGTAAGTTAGAAGGCGCTGCCAAAGCTCTGAAGCTTGCCACCCAAAAAGACGCACATGGCCATAAGCTGATTAAAAAATACTCAAAACCTCGCAAGCCGTCTAAGAACAATCCGGCCCCTTGGTGGAGCGATAAGAAAGACCTTCGCGATATCTATCGTTACTGCCTGACTGACGTGAAAGCGGAACGTGAGCTTCACGATGCTTTGCCGGACCTATCGGACTTTGAACAATCGGTGTGGGAACTTGATCAGAAGATCAACGATCGCGGTGTGCTGATCGACATTCCCACCGTGAAAAAGATTCTTGTTTTAGTGAACGAAGAGATGAGAGAAATCACCAAACGCGTGCAGGTCTTATCGCGCGGTGAAATCGACTCACCCACTCAACGAGCCAAGGTGCTTGAGTGGATCAATAAGCGCGGCGCTAAGATGGCAAACCTTCAAGCCCCCACGATCCGCGATCGGCTTCTTGGTGATGATCTCACACCTCAAGTGAGATCAATGCTTGAGTATCGTCAAGGTGGATCAAAGACTTCAGTCTCTAAATACTACACCATGCTTGAAGCGGTGGGTGAAGATCACCGAGCGCGTGAACTTCTACTTTACTGCGGGACAATTCCAACGGCGAGATGGAGTGGTAAGCGCATCCAGCCACAAAACTTTCCACGTCCAACAGTGAAAGAGCCGGGGCAAGATTTCTTTGATTCAGATAAGGCTATTCGGATTGCGCTCAAGCGTGGACGTAAAGGCTTAGCCAAGCGCTACGGCAAAACAAAAGTGATGGACGTTTTGGTGTCGATCATTCGTGGAATGCTGATTGCTTCCATTGGACATGATCTTTACTGCGCTGACTTTGCAGCGGTGGAAGCTCGTATTGCTTTTTGGGTGGCCGATCACGTTGAGGGCATCAAGGCTTTTGAAGAGAAGAGAAAACTCTATGAAGAGATGGCGAGCGAAGCCTTTGGCATCCCGATCTCTCAAGTCACAAAAAACTCTATCGAAAGATTCGTCGGAAAAGAATCAGTGCTCGGTTGTCAGTACGGTCTTGGCTGGGCAAAGTTTTTAAGAAACTGCCACCAAAAAGGCGTGAAGCAAGTGACGCCTGACATGGCCAAGAAAGCCGTTTACACCTATCGAAAGATTCACCATCCCATTCCTGAGTTTTGGAAGAAGATTGAAGACGCGTGCATTCAAGCTGTCTTAAATCCTGGTAAGCGTTACCGAGTCACCAAGGTGACGGTCTATGTGTCTGACAAGTGGCTCAACATCAAGTTGCCAAGTGGACGCCGTCTTCGTTACTTCAAACCACGCGTCACTCAAAAGCAGTTGGCATCGAGCAGAATGGTGCCCGAGATTCGTTACTGGACGGTGGACGGCTACACGAGACAGTGGATTGAAACTTCTATTTGGGGTGGGGTTTTTCTAAATCATATCGTTCAAGGCATTAGTCGTGACCTGATGGTGAACGGGGTGATTCAAATCGAAAACGCGGGTTATAAGTTTCTTCTCTCAGTTCATGATGAGGGCTTGGCTGAGAAAAAGAAAGGACTTGGCAACGTCGATGAGTTCGTTAAGCTTATGACTAAACTGCCCGTTTGGGCAAAAGGCGCTCCGATCACAGCGGAAGGATGGAGTGGCCCACGTTATAAGAAAGGCTAAAGGAATGGCCCAACGAAAAAAGAACCGCTGCATGGTAAAGTCTTGCCGCGTGATCATTGATCCGAGATATCACTTTTGCTACCCGCATCGAAAGTGGAGTCTTCACGATGTGAAAACTCAGTTTGAAGAGAACCATGCTGAGCCAGTGAAGAAAGAACCACTGAGAAGATTTTTTTGTGATCCGTGCGGCTCAGTGAGCTTTTCACCGAGCTACACGGATTGCAAAGCCTGTGGACATAAAACAGAAGAAGTGCCTAGAGCGGATTAAGTGGCGGCGGGGGCTGGCGTCAACTCTTCGGGCGCGTCGATGTTTTGAGTCTTCGTGGTCTGTTGCTGAACGCTCACGTCTTCAAGAAGCCAGGTCGCACCCGCTGGTGCAGTGCCATCACCATAGATTTCTTGAACAGAGCCATCAGCCATTTTGTAACAACGGAAACGAAAATTAGATTGAGAGATTCGGATAGAAGGCATTTGATTTTCTCCTTGGTTATAAATCGATTGAGTCTTCGTTGCGGGCACGGAAGTACCCCCTGATCTTATCACGAAGTTGAATTTGTCGTTCATCCCACGTCTCAAGCATCAACATCCCGTGTTGATCGTACTTGATATCCGTTTCGGGATTGTACTTACAGTCAGACAAAATCTTGCCTCTCGTGCCGTAGAAGCGTAGCGCTTTCTTACCGTGGAAGTCGTGATAAACAGTACCCGGAACAAAGCCCACATCGCGTTTAATCCAGCGCTGAGCGCGTGCTTGCCACTCAAGCATTTTACTCATGTAAGGCCCGGCAGCGTATTCACTGCGAGCAGAGACTAAGGTGCCCACAAGTCCGTGAGCCATGTACCAGTCACCGGCACCAAGAATCGCGTAATCGATGATGCCACCCACTTTGTTGAGAGCATCGAGATTAGCAGCCCATGCGAGCCCCGGACGGCCAAAGATGACCTTTCCAGTTTTTGAGACACCATACTCAAGTTCAATTTGTCGAAACTCTTCTGGGTTTGGGGTGCCGTACTTCACATAGTTTGCCATGAAAGAGGGCTGAGCTTCACCGATTGGATTGAAGTTGATATCGAGATCAATTAAGTTTTCCCACATTTGGACAAACTCGTAATGCTGAAGCTGGTGCCACGTTTCCTCAAACCAATCGCGGTGGGTACGTGAAGGTCTGCAATCGGCATCGACCCACGCGACTTGATTCACTTGCAAGCCTAAGCTTGGAGCAATCGCGCAAGCGTGTCTCACACCCATGTTGATCATGTTTTCTTTGTGCCAAAGTTCCTCAACGGAACGAACTTGAAGATGAAAAGGATTGTTAGGCTTCGTCACCATAAAGGGACGATCACCAAAGGCTTGCTCGACCGTGATCAACTTCACACCGGCTTGCTCGCACATTTCTTTGAAGCGCCAGTAAAGTTCATAACGGCGCTTGTATCTGATCGGATTCGAGAGAACAGTGATCACCCAAAAACCATCAAGGTTTGCCGGTACTCGGTGAAGCTCATGATGTGGGGTGTGCGGTTCAGCGGGGGTTAACGGACTTCTTTGCCCTGGTTCAACTATTTGCCATCCTTGCATGTGCAAACAATATGCAGACCAATATCACTTTGGCAAATTATTTTTAACTGCGGCCCTGGCCGGAATCGAACCCGCGACCCCCACAGGGGAATTACACCCGTCATGTGGTGCTCTACCACTGAGCTACAAGGCCACTGTTATTGTCTCATTGGTGTTGGGAGAGCCAAAAACAAATCATCAAGGTGGCCAAGATTAGCCACCAAAGATCAAATTTCATTCGGCTTGGAAAGATTGAACTTGCTTAAGAATCTTTTTGTGATTCTCGATTGTAGACTGAAGGGCATATGAGCAATCATTTTTGAGAAGCCGACACGCGGTTTCAAGCTCAGTCGTCTCTTCACCGTAGTCTGATGCCGATTGAAAAACACCCGGTGGGTGAGCAGGGGTTGTGCTCGTTGCGGGCTGAGCTTCAATCATCTCAAGGGCTTCTTGTGTGGTGAGCTGAGTTGTCGTGGAAGTGCCTACCGTGTTTGCGCAAGTGGCACCAAGGCTGATGACGCCGTTAACGAAACACGCGGTGCGGTTTTGGATCTCAATTGTTTGGCAAGCGTTAAGGGCCAGTGTGAACCCAATTAGCAAAATCAGTTGCAGCGGTTTGAAGCGCGGTTTGGTAGGCACTTGAAGTAACTCCTTGCTCTTGGGCGATGAGCGCGAGGGCTTCGCTTGCGGTTGACCATTTGTTTTGAAGCTCGGTATTGACAAGCTTAATTGCGGTGACATCAATGATTTCAACGAGCCAAGCATAAAGCGCGTTTGTCGCGGCTTCAATCGCATCGTCTTCTAAACCTTGAATAAAAGAAAGATCCAAGACCGGGATTGTACTCTCGACACCGGCAAGAGCGACTTCGCCTGTTTTAACGAGTGTATCCCAGACAATGGTCTTGAAAGCATTTTCAACGTCAGTGAGTACAGGATAGGCTGATGTAGTCATAATTGAATCAGGGCCAGGTCCACGTCGTTAACGCCGCTTCATCCCTGGCCCCAAACCTTTTTACTGAGCCGCTACAGCGGTGTTGAGGTAGGCTTCGCCAGCCGCAACGAAAGGCTCAACGGATGCAGGAACGTGAGCGTTGATCCAGCTTTCAGCAAGCTTCAAGCCCACCGATCCGGTGCCGAGCTTGATCGATCCGCTACCCGACAAGATGCCTTGAGCAGCGCCGCCGCCTACAGAAGCATCGAAGTTCAGGAAGAAATCGCCGCCTTTTTCTTGAATTAAAGCCGCGCCACCGAGAAGGGAAAATACAGTTTTCATTTAGGAGTCTCCTTTTTATGTTTGCAAACATGCAGGGCAAACCCTGCAATCTCTCTTAAGAACCACCACTTCAACACAGGATGGTGAAAGATCAAGTGAAAATTAAACGATAGTAAGTGTGAAAGAATCGACACCTTTTTGAATCTCCATAAACTGATCAAACGCCACACGACTATCTTCAATCATTCCAGCACCTTTTTTAAGTCCGAGTAAAATGCACCCCTTACTGTCTTTTAGGTAGTTTCCGATGTGAAGCTCGATATAGGTAACGGGCTGTCCCTGAAACGCCGGAACATTTTGAAGGACAAAAACATCATAGCCGTGTTCAGGTGAGAAGTAGCGCTTACAGGTGTACGTGCCAGCCGCGACTTTTGGTGCCCATCCTGGCCCGCAAAGATAAGAATGCTCAAGCGTTGCAAACGTGGCTTTCCCGTCTTCGGATTTTAAATCACCAAAGACACCATAAAGCCCGCATTGGTTTCGCGTGAGGGTGAAATTCATTTTCTATCGAGCTTTCCTTCCATGCGGGAAAGTCTTGTGTTTTGCTCATCGAGTTTGTTTGAGAGACTATCAAGCTTTCCAAGCACTTCATTTTTCAACTGATCTTGAGCTTGAGCCGTACTGGTGACGAGATCGTGAGTAGAAGATAACCACGCAGTGAAGGCGATGCCTGAGAGTAAAAACCCACCGAGTGTGCCCCACAATAATGCTTTGTCTCCAAGAGTCGCTTTCATTGATGTTTCTCCTGAGAATATTTTAAGTCTTTATACAATAAAGGACAGAGATATTCGCGGGCCTTGTTTCCGTGCCGATGCGTGGAGTTCCGTTTGTTCCGTCTGAAGTTGGATCGCCCATCACAGGTGTCGTGAAGATCGCGCCACCACCCGTACTTGCACCTGATCCGCCACCTGATGCCGACATGTAAACCACTGTTGCCGTATGACTATGACCTTGCATTTGATCGCCTTGAGTTGTTCCTTGAGTGCCGGTATAACCGATCGCTGAAATAGTTTGAGAGCCAGCGCCGCGAAGAAAAACGCCCTTGGCATTAGGTAGCGTGAAACTCGTGCCTGATCCACCATAAGTGTAAGCGATGGCCGCAAAGAGATTGGCTTGAGTCGTGGTGTTTTCAGTTGACCCATCGGCAGCAAGCCAGCCTGTTGGGCAAGTCGTGCCAGCAAAAGGCATCAACATGCCCGAAGGAAGCGCTTGAGCTAGAACGTAGCCCGTGCCAGTAGCTTGAACAAATTGACCTGACGGTGAAGGTACAGGGACAGGATTAGTTTCCGCGATCGTGATAGAGCCAGACGCGTTTGTCACCGTGATGTTTGATCCAGCGGTGATCGCAGCGGCAGTGTAGTTTGTTCCATTTCCTATAGGGATTTGACCATTAGCAGGTGTTGAATTTATTCCAAGCCCCCCTTGGCCAACAGCTGCCGTGCCTGAAATATCTGTGAACGCGGGTTGAGTCTGTGATGGAACGCCGCTTGTAGAAATGGCATTAATCCACTCATGCGACGTGCTTGCAAGTGATTCAACTCCGCCAAGAGACGTTGCTGTTGGGTTTGGGAGTTGGCTTGCTGCCACTAAGCCCGAAATATCCCTGAAAGCGGGTTGAGTTTGTGACGGGATACCACTTGTAGAAATAGCGTTGATCCATTCATGAGATGTACTTGCAAGTGATTCAATCCCGCCAAGAGAGGTCGCTGTTGGGTTTGGAAGTTGGCTTGCTGCCACTGATCCAGAAATATCCGTGAACGCTGGCTGAGTCGCTGAAGGAACACCGCTTGTCGAAATAGCGTTGATCCATTCATGAGATGTACTTGTAAGTGATTCAATCCCGCCGAGCGTACTCACTGACGGGTTTGGAAGAACACCGGCAAGCTGATTATAATTCACCTGGCTACAGTTTGCGACACCCGCTGCCGTGATGCCCGTAGAGTAATCACCACTTGTGCATTGAGCAGGTGAAGAAGCTAAAGCCGTTGCTGTGGCCGCGTTAGACGTGATCGAAGAAGCAAGATCAACTGTGGTTCTATTATTAACTGAAGAGTCTGAGATAGAAAAATTAGTGGTGAAGTTTAAGTTTGCTCTTTGAGTCTCGCCCGTAGCGTTGCTCTGTACGGTTTGATAAAAGATTGTGGGCGTGCCAGATAGTTGAGAGTAAGCCACTTGAGAACATGACAAGTTCCCACTCGCTGCAATCGCGTCAGCGTATTGGTTTGCTGAGCATCCCGTAGGGACAGCGGCAAGAGCTGTAGCTGTTGCAGCATTCCCGCTCGTGTTGGCCGCGTTGTTTGGGATATCACCGCTTGAAAGCGTGGTGCCTGACGTGACAAGACCTTTGGCATTGAACGTAACTTTAGGCGAAGTCCCTGCCGTTGCAACTGTTGCTAGGGTAACTGTTGCTGAGCCAGGTCCAGAAAAAGTAGCGTCACCCGTTCCGCCAGTGACATAGTTTCCAGCGGCTTGTTTTCCGTTGAAAGTAGTCCAATCCGCTGAAGCAAGACACCCGGCTTGTGAACCTGATGCCACATTACAGGTAACGGTTCCGGCCGTGTTCACCAGTGGTGACGAGAAGGTAAGAGCGGCTTGTTTTCCGTTAAAGGTGTTCCAATCGGCGGCATCTAAAAGCCCTGGCTGACTCGTGTTTGCCGTTTGAACATTCACCGTTACGTTTGGCCCAACAGTGGAGTTGGCACCGCTTCCAATAAAAACACCCGTAGTAGATGAACTGATGGTCCCTGGTGTGAGAGAACCCTGTTTGCTGTTGAAGGTGTTCCAATCGGTGCTATCTAAATACCCGTTGTGGGTTGTGTCTGCAACGTGCTGAGAGATGGTGGTGCCTGAACCAATGACGGCACCTGATCCGCTACCTACTGTGATGCCATCCGTACCACTATCAGTTAGGTTTCCAAACGTGAGAGCGCTTTGCTTTCCGTTGAAAGTAGTCCAATCCGCTGAAGCAAGACACCCGGCTTGTGAACCTGATGCCGATTGACAAGTGATGTTGGGAGTAGCACCACCTGAACTTGAAAGAGGGCTTGATGCCGTAACAGACGACACACCCTGAGAAAGAGTGTAGTAGCCAAGCACGCCTTCAGCATTAGTGCCGTAATATTGAGTGTCACCCGGTGTGGCAGAATCTCCCACCAAGGAAACATTTCCGGCAGTATTGACGAGAGAATCGATAAAGGTGAGCGGCGTTTGTTTTCCATTCAACTGAGCTTGCACATCACTCGTGACGTTTTGAATATACCCAAGCTCAGTCGTTGTGACGGGGCTTGAAACAACATCGCTACTTCCGTTGAGCACCATCACTCGGTTTGGAGTCCCGAAAGAAAGAGTCAATGTTGTATCGATGGTGCAAGAATTGACTTCAAACGCTTGCGCGGGTTGAGCTAGAAATAATGAGAGTAAAAGAAAAAGCATTTTAGGTTTCTCCTACAGGTGTCACGATCCAGCTCACCTCGCCTGAGAGCGCTCCGTTTGCGTTCGTGTTGATGATAAAACCTGTGGTTTCTTTGGATTGATAACTGAAGATCCGGGCATCTACACCACTAATCGCAATCGAGTAGTTCGTGTCTGGGAGTGCTGTTTCAAACGTGACTTGAGCGACAAGTGGAGTTCCTGAGAAACTTTCAGCTGAAACAAGTCCAGCTTTCACCGTAACGCTTTCTGATGCTGCAAGATTCGGTGATCCAGGTTCAGTGCAGATAGCTCTGAGATTGTTTCCGATGACTAGACCTATCGGCCTACCCACTTCACAATCCGTTTCAAAAACAGCGCCAGTCACATTCGAGTTCATTAAGCCCCCGAAAAGTCTTGAGGTTGAATGTTGAGGACTTGTTGAAGAAGGAAGATCGTTCTCGTCCCGCCGTTTGCAACTGTGGGTGTAAGAGTGACGTTGCTACTCACTACATCCGAGAAGCCCAAGGCCGCGATCGTGGATGTAAGAGTAAGCTCTGCCTCATCTTCCGACCCACTTACTTCAGCTTCAATCGGAATTCCAGCCCCTTCAATTTGAGTCGCAAGAGCATTGAAAACGTCTTCAGCCGTGTCACCGAGTTGTGCCACGTAGCTGAACAAAGCCCCGTTAAGTGTCGTGGAATAAGTGTTGTGGGTGACGGGTGGAGATTCGAGAGACAATGTATCTTCTTGAGCGACACCGTTCACTGTTGCGATCACTTGCAGGTTTTGATTGACCTGTGGAAGTGCTTGCATGTTTTGAGTGTCCACCGTCGTAAGATCAAATTGAATCTTACCCGCGCCAGGTGCCCCCACCACAGTAATCCCACCTGAGTTGGTGTAGGTCTTTTGGACTTGGGTGCCGCTAGGGCCGGGGAAAATACCCACGATCTCAGTGACACCCGTTAAATCAAAAGGCTCACCTGTTTGACCATAAAAAAGGCGGGTGAAAAAAGTTTTCACCGCTGACTGAACAATTTGAACTGTAGAGCAAAAACTAGATTCACCACATCCTTGATTCATAGACCCGCCTTTTTATAGCTTGATAACGTAGTATTGGCTGATGTTAGCCGGATAAGTTTGAGTTCCGATGCGTGGGGTGCCATTTGTCCCATCTGTTTGCGGATCGCCCATCACTGGTGCCGTGAACAGAGCAGCCCCACCCGTACTCGCGCCTGATCCACCAGCGTTTCCAGTCATGAAAGCCTGTGTCGCCGTGTGAATATGGCCCTGCATTTGATCGCCTTGAACGGCTGCCAAAGTCCCTGAGTAACTAATGCCGCTGATCGTTTGTGATCCAGCGCCACGAACGAAGATACCGGAATGGTTAGGCACATTGAAAGTTGTCGAGCCATCACCCACACCAAAGGTAGTGCCGATCACAGCAAACAAAGTCGCGTAGGTCGTTCTTGAAATAGCCGAGCCATCGCAAAGCTGCCATCCCGCTGGTGCTGTGTTTGTTGGCCACATCGTGATTTCACCTGATGGGCGAAATGCGGCTTGAATTTGAGCAAGCAGAGTTGCTGGTGTGGCGTTATCTAAAACGTTTGCACCTAAACAGTTTGCTATGTACTGAGCAATTTGAGACACAACGTAGGTGGCTTGTCTCAGAGCTTTGTTGTTCAGTGCTGATGAAGCTACACCGGATTGTTGGCCGATCGGAAGTTGGGCATTAGCGAGGTAGGAAGCTTGACTAAGAACATTGGCCCCTGAACCTGTTGCAAACGCGACGAAATCATTTTCAACTGACATATTTTTCTCCTTTATTTAAACTTCTTATATTTAAAGCGGTAACGGTTCTTTGAACGATAAAAGCCCCGTTACCGCTCAAACAGCTAGTCACATCCGTGTGTTCACTGTTTGAAACTTGTTTCCTCATGTCGGCGCCACAAAGTTGCCCCATGAGGCAACATCCCATCCGTTTAATGAAGTCGTGTCACAATCCCACGCAAAAAGAGGGTTTGTGTCAACTGGAATAACGTAATCAGTAATCTCAACACCTTCGGGACGTGGAACGAAATAACCGCCTGTGATGAGCGCTTGCGTGAGAGCATCGGGCACGGTGCCAGTAATTGCAGCGATAAACGACATGTTTTGGCCGTCAATGATGATGAGATTGTATTGAGGCAAAACTGTTTCCCAAATCTCATAAGCACCATTGGTTGTGCCATCCCAAGTGTTGATCGCGATCCGGGCTTGTATCAGAAGAAGATAAGTGTCGTCAGGCAACACGGTGACTTGCGTTTGATCGCCCTGCCACGTTCCTGAATCCCACCCGTTGAGATCCGTGCCATCCCAAGTGAAAAACACACCACCAATCGGAGTAGTGAGAATGCGGGAAACACCCACCCACTGACCAATAATATCAAGCTGATTTCCCACTGGTGAAAGATCCAAATCGAAGATCGCAATCATCGACTCAAGAAGAGTTTGGATTTGAACTAAAACACTAGTTACAGTGTTGATCGTCGCTTCAAAGTTGGGCTGCCCCACGTACTCTGAAGTGATGTAATCCAGATAGGTTTGAGTAGTGTTGATCATGTCACGAAACTCACATCACCCGCGATGCACGTCGCGAGCACGTTGAAATCAAGATCGATATCACTTGAGCCCAAACTACCACCCGTAAGTGTACCGCCAGAAACACTGATATTCGTGCTTGATTTTGCCAAGGTGAAAGTATCGCCTGTAGGCCCTGGCGTGTTGTACTGAACCTCAACGATTAAGCCCGTCGAATCAAGAGAGTAAGACGCGATGTTGATTGACGTGTTTGAAGACGCGCTTAAGAAAGCTTGGAGGTTCGCAGCCGTGATGAGATCCGTTCCGCCAATCTTGACTTGGCTTCCTGTTGGTGTCCCGCTCACAAACTCAATAGAAACCCCGTTGACTGTAACGGTATCTGCATTCGATGGGTTTCCAGTAAAGGTGATGTGTCCAGTTGCGCATTCTGCAATTTCAACGCTTTCAATGTTGAAAGTACCAGCGGCAGTCGAGCCAGGAACGTAAGCCACAACGATGATTTGAGTGATGACGATCGTCCCGCCGATTGGGAGACTTGAAATGTAGGCTGCAACAGCGGCGGCAATAATATCTTCGTTACTCGAAACCCACCCACCAAGAGGGGTGACGGTGACTTGAACGGCAATAGGTGCAAGTGTTGGCCTAAAGAAATTGATCGTGATCGGTACGCCCTTTGGATCGGTGAGCGGAACACTCGTTGTGCCGTAAGTCTGAGTCCCTGGCGTCTTGTAATCGAGAATAGTTTGAGCAATCGCGGTGTCGTCCCCACCTTCCACCACGAGAGAAATGCTGTGTGGTGGAAGACCGTTGTCATCTGTTGTCCCGGTGTCGTTCTCGTAAGGCGCTAAAGACGTAACACCCGACACGTTTGCAACAGCGCTGATCGTTGCATCAAAAACAGTTTGAGCAGGAATAGAAGTTGATACCACTTGGCGATTTCTGAGCGCTGCATCCGTCTCGTAAGCTTGCCCCACCGTTGCGGCGGAAGGGTTTGTGACTGACTGCCATCCTTGAGTTGGGGTGTTGAGTCCCGTGATGGTATTGGGTTGAGCAGCTATCGCACCGGGTGCCGCTGATGTTGCAGTCACCGTGATGGTTCCACCACTTGGGATAGTTACGGATGCGGGCAAGTTCCAAATTTGATTAAGATCATCGATCGCCGAGCCATTGGTGATCGTGGTGAATCCTGTTCCACCGATCAAAAGCTCAACAGTGGAGTTTGTTGCAAGCTGTCTTCTCAAACCGTTGATCTTCACTACGCGTGAAAGACCAACACCTTGAGCGGTACTCGGTGAAAAAGAATTGTAAATAGAAGCCCCCAAGGCTGCCGTATCATAAAGAGCTTGAGCAATAATGCCAAGCCATTGGCCGTCTTGAGAATCGCTACCGAGATAAACATCGGTGCCGTAAATATTTTGATAAGAGGTTGTCAGATACGCGAGAAATGACGGAAAATCCGCGTAGTGATAACCAGCTGAATCGATCCAAACTAAGCTTGTAACATCCATTAGGTGAGTGCTCCTAAGTTTTCCATTTGAAGCTGTGTCTGGCCGTAAATAGTATCGAGAGTCGCGCTCAGACTTGAGTAGCTTCGTGTCTTTGGATCAACGGTACTTTGCCAGTTATTCAAATCTTGCACGAGCAGTTGTCCATTCTGGTTAATTGCTAAAATTGTTTGAATCAAAGTCTGATCCGCTTCTTCCTGTGAGTTGTATCCAAAGACGCCTTCTAACCAAGGTGTCCCGTCATTCACATTGAGAAACCATTCACCAAGGAAAAGTCTCAGATACGTTTCAACGGCTTGGGCAACAGCTTCCGGTGAATTAATTAAAAAATCAAGCTGTCCGTTTCCAAACTGGTAATCACCCGTGGGTGAAAGTGCGCGATATCTCATTCTAAAAGCTCTCCTATCTCAGTCAAAACTGTGGCAAGAGAAGACTCGCAAGCGGCGGCGGGTGCTTGAAGCATGGCCTGAGTGACAGGAGTTCCACCGCCAGAAAAACCAGCTAGTGCAGTCATGAAAGTGTTCAATGCCGATTGAAGATTCGTCAGTACGGTGTTGAGATCAGTCGTTGCGTTGGTGACTCCAATTTTGCCATCACCCGTAATAGAAACATAAGTATCGCCATCGTCGTTTCTGATTTGAACATCAGTGGCGCTGACATTTGATATCACGTTGGGCTGTGATTTAGGCCCCGGAATAACGAAGCCATCAGATAGATCATGCATCCGAAGTTCCATCGGGATTTGAACGCCGCCACTCTGCCACCAAGAATCGATACAGCGAGAAGAGATAACAACTAAAACCTCATCGTCTACCGCGATCGGGAAAGTAATGGTGAACCCACCCGCTGATGGGAATACGATCGGGCAATCAAGAAGTGGCGGCATGTTGACGAAACTTTGAACACCGTTCTCGTCAGTGGCTACGCCTTTGATCGCGGGTTGAACTTCGCACGTCATGGCTTCTAAATTCACGCTGCTCACGATCGCGGGCATTGCTGTCCACATTTGAGCTTGAAGCCCTTGAAGCGCGTACCGCTGTGCGGTTTCTGGATCGTTTAAAACTTGATTACGATCCATAGCCCACCTGTACCGAGTCAAGCGGATTGCTCGAAATATCGACCGTAAGAAGTCTAAGGTTTGAGTACCATTCTTGCCCGCGCGTATCGCCTGAATGCTCTACAACAAGTGTGTAATAAAAACCGTCATGAGAGATCGGACTTGGCGTATTGGCTGGACTTCCTGGCGTCCAAAAATCAATTTTCATTTTGGCGATAGAAGCGTTATCAAGCTGAATTCGGCCATGCACCTTGATGTTGGGGTTGAGAAGACACTTCACATCGATGCCTTCGGTAGTCTGTTGAGGTGTTCCGATCATGCCGGTCTTGCTCGTAATGACCACGGCTTGGTTTGGAAGATAAGTACCTTGAGATAGAAACACCAAGTTGCCGTCTTGAATTGACCACGTGAAGCCGTAAGTGTCGGCAAGTTTTTTCAGGTGATCGCGAGCGTTAGCATAAATGACTTTCCCGCGTGGGAGTTGAACTTGTGGGAGTGCCCCATTGTAGCCCTTTCCGATGCCCATATCTGACATGGAAGTAAGAGCGGCGTTCAACTGTATTTGAGGCGTGCATCCCGCTTTAATCGATTGTTGGATCGTTGCAAAATTGTAGGCTTGATCACCATCACCACAGTTGAGATTGATGAAAGTGTCAGTCGCGCTTTCTCGTCCGGTGATAAATTGCTTGATGTTGCCCTTGAAGATCAGACCATAATTCCCAACATATCCCGCTTGCAAAAGAACGTGAGTGAATTCATTTTGGATGAGCTTTTGAGTCTTCGCTTCCACGTTGTAAACGATGATATCAGCGGCATTGGGAGTCATCACGCCGGTCTTCTTCACTTTGAATTTGATTCTGAGAGCAGAGAGATCCAAGGCTTGACCTTGGTTGTTGCTCACCAAAAGAGTGCAAACACGGCCATACTGTTGGGTGTTGTTTTGTGATCCGGTCGTTGTGCCAGCTGATGGTGAAGGTGCCGCACTAACCATTAGGCACGCTCGTTGCGAAGTAAAGGTTTGAGTCTATTCCAAGATTGTTGAGCGTTGGAACAGCAAGCGGGGTGTTGCCCGAAGTGTTCACGTAGAGACTTCCTTCAATGCCCAAATACTCAAGGCCCGCAAGACAGTCTTCACCCGTGATCAGTGGAATGTTGCAAGCGATCGGATCGTCATTTTGATCCGAGATATCTAAAACCCACCCTGAATCATCGGCAGTGTTCCACTTAGAAGTCATCAAATAGGTAACGCCAGCCAAAACAATTTGGAATGTTTGCGGCACGTTCGTGAGTGGGATTAAGAAGATAGAGAGCATTTATTGGCCCCCTGAGAAAAGTCCGGTGGTGGCGTTCCATCCGGTGTATGCGGCACTTTGAAGAGTCTTCACCCCTGCCGTGCCTGTGCCCCCGTTACTGCCAGGGTTTGCGAGCTGTGATCTCGATACGGTTGTGATGCCGATCGGTACTGTGATGATTTGTTGGAAGCTACAATTCACAGCCAGAATATTTTCTGTTTGCTTATCCGTCGTCACGCCTAGAGATGCAAACAGCATGTTGTAATAGGTGCGTTTTGGTGTCGTACAGTTGAAAGGCTGAAACGAGCTTTGAAGGGCAAGAAGATTTTTATAGATGGTGGAAAGGGGCTGAAACAAACTTGATCCGAAAACAATTTGGATCGAAAGATTAGTAGGCTTTTTAAAAGCGTGATCAGCGATGTTGGCCCCTTGCTGAACAGGCTGTTGAGTGATCTCAATGGCATCCACAGAGTTTTCAGTGATCGTGACGTAGCCTTTAAAAATAGGCTGGCCACCATTTCCAGTTGCAGGATTGGTGACATTTGGGGGGCTTGTATTGCCACCAAACTGACGAGAAGGTCCGATAGAAAAAAGCGTTTGTGGCTGGAAAATGAAACCGGCCATTTATTGAAGTGCCCCTTTCAAGTTTCTAGTCATGTCGAAATTCACGCGGTCTTGTTGACCCGCTACTTGTTTTCCCACAGCGTGAGCGTCAGCACTCCCATTAACGACAATGCTCGTTTGCTGTTGCACATTTTGCTGTGAGTGAGAAGTGGATGGCAAGAGTGGCTGAGCTGAGCCGGGTGAAACAGCTGGGCTTCCTGCAATTCCAGGTGATCCACCGCCAAAGAGTTTCACCAACTGATCACTCAAGATGCCACCAATACCGCCAATGGCTGACCCAATATTTTTAATCACACCCCAAAGATTTGTGAAGACGGCGAGAACGTCGTTACCCGCGTCTTTGAGCGCATCTAAAGCCCCGCTGAAATCACCTTGGAAGGCTTGTCTCACGGCCAAAGCGATATCGAAGAACACGCCCACAAGATGGCTTAAAGTATCATAAAGACCTGATAGCGCTGCCTCAACAGCATTGATCACCGGAACAGCGGCAGACCAATCAAAGAGAGATTTCCCGCCTTCTTTCCAAACTTCAAAGTCATCAAACAACACCAAGATAGCGGCAAGCCCGGCAAGCACAGCTCCAAATGGTGTAAGAAGAAATTCAAGATTGAGAAGCTTCCATGCGGCGAGAAGCCCTAAGATCGCGGTAGACCACCCATTCGTTGCGTGATCCAGCCTGACAAAGAAATCCCAGACGCGAGTGAGAATAGACCACAGACGCGCACCAAGTTCCGTCGTTGCTTGAAACGCTTTGAAAATGAATTCAACAAACTTCATCAAAGCGGATTGAATCTTAGGCATGTTGGCAAAAATCTTCTGCCTAAAAATATCCATCTGTTTGGTGAGGATAGGAAAGAATTTTGCAGCAACAGACTTGTAAACTGCCTCTAAAGCAAACTTTGTTTTTGCAAGAGAATAATTGAAGAGAATCGATTGCTGAACAACTTTAGTAAGATTCACCCCTGCTTTTGCGTAAGCCGTGAGCATCGCTTGCCTAAGCACAAGCCACCTATTCATGGCGGGTGCAACGAGTCTCAACTGATAGCCCATGTCTTCAAACCCTTGGGAGATGCCAGAAATAGCCGCAAAAATCCCAGCTGATGCGGCTTGGATCGAACCATAAAGAGCAAGCACCTTGATGCTCGCTGAAGCGATGGACTTGTTGAACTTGGCAAGAGACTTCTCGTCTACATCGAAACCGAGCCCAACTAAAAATGATTTGATCACTTCACCAGTCATGTTTCGTCTGCCTTTTGCCTTCTAAAGTCGTTTTCCATTTCAACATCAATCGCCGCGTTCATTCTTGCGATATCTTCCAAATCCAGCTCACACTTAATCAGACTTTCGTACTTGCACATCCCTCTCAACACTGGCCTCATCACCCACTCTTCGCCGTCTGTCATGCCCACCCAAAGCACGGGCCTCTTGGTGTTTACTTCCCGCCGTGGGAAGTCTGGGGGGCTATAGCGAAAAAACCTGAGAGGTTATACGCAAAGGCCCTTCCTGCCGCTTGAAGCAACACCGGAAGATCAAGAGTTTGAATCATTAAAGAGTCATCGCGCACGATGCGAGCCCAATTCCCAGCCGGAGCTTGTTTTATTTCCACAGCGGACAAAAGCCCCATAAGAACTTTGTCTGAGTCCACGTCAGAAAGCTTTGAAAGCCCGTTCAGAATAGGATGAGCGATCATGGCGATCATCTCAAATTTTTGTTCTTCGGTTTGTTCAGTGTCCGACAAGACACCTTTGATTTTTTGAGCAACAGGAATAATGTCACCAAGAATAGGGCCGAGCCGTCTCACGATGTGAAACTGCTTAAACGGATCTATCTTGTTAAGCTTAAATTCGTGTCCACCTGCACTGAAATCTCTTTCGCTCATTTTCGTTCGTTCCTTTCATAAAATTCCGGGCTAGTCTCCTTGTCGTTCAAATCGACTAGCCCGGAAAACTTTCATTAAATCCCACCACCCAAAATCGAATTGACTTGGATGCCGTCAAACTCCCATTCCATCATCCCGCCTTCTTTGGCGTAGGTGAGGGTAGGGCGCTTTTTAAATGCCGCCTGTTGAATCACGGTGAAATCTCCGCGAGCCGTATCAGTACAGGTGAAGGTATTGATGCCCCACAGTGCTGAAGACAAGCTTTGCGCGTCGTATGCGGCCATGAGCTGAGCATTGACAGGCGAAGTCTTGAGAAGTCGGATCGTTATTTTACAAGAATCATCAGCCACAAGAGAGTGTTGACCTGTGCCATCTGCACCAATGGTCATTACGTTCTTATCGGTCGATGGCTCGATGGTGATGCCCTCTTCCGCTGCCCCGGCACCCGCCGCGAGGTTGACAGCGATGCCAGGTCCTCCCATCAAACAACTGATATCTAAAAATGAGTACGTCATTGCCTAGTCTCCTTATTGATTGATGGTGATCAGCACTTGGCCGGTTTGGTTTGCACCAGCGAGTTTCGCCGCAACTTGGAAAGGAGGACCTTGCCGAGCTGCACGATCAGCTTCACTTTGCTGAGCCAAAGGCTGCATATAAATGTAATAACCAAGCTTCAAGTATTGGCCTTCTTGAAGTTGTCCGAACCCTTGAGCGTTCCACGTCCCTGGTGCCAAAAACCCATTGGTGACGTATTGCTGACAAACTTGCGAAATAGCAGTGGTGAATTCCTGATCGCCAGCATCCGTTTGCGGTACTTTGGTTCCAGCCGTGTAAAGCACGTTGTAGTAAGCGACTTGCACACCGTTTGCGAGGGCGTTGGTTCCGTAAGTTTCGTCGATGAAAACTGGACCCGCCATCGTTCCGTATTGCAAGATGCTCGTGTTGTTGTCGTAGGCGACAAACACGTTACAGCGTTTTGCTTCGAGTGCATCGGCTTCACTGTCATCAAGTTCTTCAGCCACAATGCCGATGGCTTGCTGGTACATCATCGTCTTAAACGTGTTGCTACCAGAAAGATTCGTCGTGAGAAGATTTCCGAAGACAGAGAAAGCAGCGTAAGGATTAGTGCTCGAATACTGCACAAAACTTTGCTGGTAGTTAAGAGCTTTCATCTCGCTTGCAATATCGTTACTGACTAGAGTGGTGAGAACGCCGGTTTCAGCCGTCGTCACACCAAACATGCGAGTGATCGCATCAGCTTCGATGAAAGCCCCAATCGAGAGATAGTCCGCATCCACAGGCATGACGGATGCCGCAAAACCCATCCCGTACCAGTTGAGTGAAGCAGCATCGCAAGCGACAACAGCCGCAAGCGGTGTCTCCGCCGCGTATCCTGGCACCAGTGGGAGTGCTACCGCTGCCGTCAAACCCAAGAGAAGCGATACGTCCTGATAGCTTGCGCTTGGTGACGTTGCGTAGCTCACGCTTGAAGCATTGGTTCCGCCAGCGAGATCAGCGGCGGAAAGCGTAATTGCCGTCGAAGATTTGGCAAGGCTGAAGGAGTTACCAGCCGTTCCTACTTCATAGTAAGTAGCCGTGATCGTTGCACCGGAAAGGGTGTAGGTCGCTTTGATGATATTGGAGTCAGTGGAGTTGATCAAGAAAGCCCACATGTTTGCAGCCGTGATCGCGGCGGTACTGCCGATCAAAACCTGATTTCCGGTAGCGCCTGATGCCACAAGTTCAATCGAAGTCCCGTTGACAGTAAGAGTGTCGGCAGCGGTTCCAACACCAGTAAACAGGATAGTTCCGGTCGCTTCAACACCCGCACCAGTAGTGGCGCTCGTGATCACGAATTGAAAGCCATTCCAAACGCAAGTTGCAGCGCCAGAAAAAGCGGTTTGAATCGCGCTCGCAACAGCGTTGAGATTCGTGAGCGCCGAGAAGTTCAGAGCCGTGAGAGTCTTAGCAGTGCCATCCACGTTGATATCAAAACCACCGTTCGTGATTTGTTGAAACAAGGTGATTGCTTGCTGAGACAAGCTCAAGATCGCACCGTCAAGAAGTGCGGCGGTTGCGGTTCTCAACCAACGTCCGCAAGCAAAGCTCGTGGGTGTTGGCTTTTGCTGGAAGTAAATCGATGCGGCCAAGTATTCAGGTGCCGTGGTTCCAAAGTCGGCAGCGACTTCAGCCAAGCTCGAATAGTTCCTGATACGCTGAAGCCCGCTGATGACGTTTGAGTCACCGATCGCAAGAGCTTGATTGAAGAGACGACCTAAAGCGCCGCCTTGAGTGATGATGGTCTGAACGCTAATTAATCTCGAAATATCTAGCATGATTTAGATTCCTTTCATTGAGCACACAAGTGTTCTTGCGGCGGCTTCGGATGAACCAAAAACTATTTTATAAAACTGAACACCGCTCCAATCGGCGGGGTTGATCGCAACGTAATGTCCGCTTGCGATCGTGTAGCTCACTTGTCCACTGGAATTGTAAAGCGGCTCATAGGTGCCGGTTAGACTCGTTGCCACTTGAAAAGTCATCGCTGTACTGGTGACTGTTGCTGGCATCATACAGCCGACAAGACTCATCCCGTTGGTCGGCATCGCTGCACTTGTCGGGCTAGGTGATGGGATAACGACTGAAGGATAAACGACCTGGCCCACAGGCACCGCATTGGTGAAAGCGGTTTGCGCTGAGAGCATCGCTAAAACTAAAATGACAAGTGCAACTATTTTTCCCATGATTAACCTTCCTGTGCCTCAATGGCGATTTCTACTGTTTTAGTTCCGCTGCTCACATTGGCAATGAGCGAGCCCGATCCACTTAAGAAAGTAAGAATCGGATAAACGCGTAAAATTTCTCGTCTCAAGTAAACGCTCATCTCCCAACGATCAACCCAGCGCTCGTTGACAAGATCAGGCACACGAGTCATGCGGGACGTGTTCACAAAACCCATGTTTGCTTTTCCGAGCGCTTCTAAATTCTGTTTGATTTGAAATCCGTCTCGCAAAGCTTTTGCGTACTCAAGACTTTGTGGCCCGTAGAAAGTGGTTTGAAGAGTCAACGCTTCCATTCTCATGAACTGGTTATTGCCGTTGCTATCGATGCCCACATAAGCGTTGGTGTCTGAATCATCTTCAGTGAGAGCAAACGAAAGCCAGTTGACGTGAATGTCAGGCTGAGTAGGTTCGTCCGTCTGCCAGCGCGGAATGACGAGATCACCAGGGAGTCCTGAAATGCCGACAAGTACCGTCTGAAGAAACTGTTCAAACGTGAGATTGCCAAATGGTGATGCTTGCTGTTGCGGAAGTAAGTAGCCGCCGCTTGCGCTTGTATTACTCATCCGGCTGGCCTTTCTGCAACACAAGTTCCTTCGGTCCAGCCCGCACCCCAATCACTCCAATCAAAAACGAGTTGTACCGTGAAGCGTTTGCCTTTCTTCACGATGATATCAGGGTACTTGTTGCAGCTATCTGACACCAATGAGTGTCTCACCCAAAAGCTTTGAACATTGGCGACTCTCATTGCTTCGGGTAGACGCTGAAGAGTTTTTCCGCTGATCGGTTGAACTGAGCCAACGATCGGAACGCCTACTTCTTGAATTTGATTTTGACCAAAATTGTCTCGGCACGCAGTACGCTTAATCAGCGTGAGCGGCTGAACCAAATCGGGATCAACGAGTAATTCAGAAACGTCTATGTTCCCCATACAGTTTGCACCACATAGGTTATTGCGTTTCTAAGTTGGGCAGTCACCAAGAGAGCTTTTTTTCCCTTGAATCCTGTGGCCGTCAGATACTTGCGAGATTCTAGTGTCGCTTTCGACGGTGCTTTGAGCCCTTCTTGATCGTTGATGACTTTTTTGCAGGAGTTACTAGCAATGGTTCCCGCTCTCTCGTAATAGGTTTCGAGAGCAGACGAGCCCTTCGAGAGTGCTCCGATTGCAGCCTTTTTAAACTCTTCAGCAATTGCTTTTTGTGCGTTTCTAATTCCCGTCGTAAGAACTGGACGAGGCGGAATATGTGCCGCTTCACTGCCAAAATGGTTAATGGCCAAAATTGCAGCATTCCCAATAGTTTCAGACTTTCCTTTTTCTTTGTTTTCACGTCCGTCATCCTCCTGTGGAATTCCAACTAACACGGCGTCTTTTTTAAAACGCGCGATCGTCTCATTGAAAGTCTTCGTGAAATCGGAAGTGACGGTGAGGGTGGCCTTCATAGTTGAATGACCCCCGCGCCAAAGATCCGAGCGAGTCTGATAAACTGTTTTCCGTAGGTGGTAAGGTTCCACCAGCCAGCATCTTTTTCGGAAGTGCTTTGAACGTCATAGCCTACGGTGACTGAGCCCACCGTCTTGGTGTTGACCACGCCAGCTTGCCCACCTGGTGTGCCGCCAATGTTGGCAGCCGCAATCGATTGGGCTTCAAGCGTGATCTCGTGGGCGACGTAGAGATTAACACCAAGGGGTGTCTGACTTTTCCAAGCGCGTGGATTGACCATTGCCGTGGCGAGATTGGCCCACCCTTGGATAAGGGTATCCGGGTACTTCACGTTATCCGTGAATTCCGGGTAGGCTTTTCTGAAGTCGGCCACGACAAAGTCCATCGGTTCACACCTTCTGCGCAGTCACGGGGGCTACAGGTGCGGACACCTGAGCAGTAGCCCCCGCCAGAACCGGCTTGGCGGGCGTAGGGAGGGCCTGATCAGACCCAGCCGCATCCGAATGTGTAGGTTTTGCGCTCGGTGCAGCCTTTGCCGATTGGAGGGCTTTAGCGGCCTTTCTCATGGCCTTAGCTTTTTGAAGAGACTTCACGTCCTTCGCAGTCTGAACTTTTTGACGTGCAGCATCACGGGGCACGACTTGAGCCGCACCGGATTGGATGAGCTTCTTGAAAGCGACGTTGTAGAAAAGGGCATCCGAAACTTCTTGTTTGCCTTTGGCGAAGTTTCTGCCACCGAGTTTAGTTGCTTTTGCGAAAATAACTTCCATCGTTCTACCCTTTCAAAATTTTATGAAGGCGGTGACTGACGAATCAGCCACCGCCTGTGATGTGTGGACTACTTCGCAGCCTTTGCAGGTGCGGCAGCCGGTGCGGCAGCCGGTGCAGCGGGTGCTGCCGGGATAACGATGCTTCCGTTAGCGATCAACGCTTTGATAAAAGCTGAATCGAGAGCTTTCTCGTCAACTTGCACAGAGCGTTTGCTTTTCGGATAAACCGTTTTTCCGATTCGGACGGGACGGGTGAAAATAACATTCTTCATTGCCATGATTATTTCCTTTCTTAAATCCCGTCAGCGTACTGAAGGGTTTCAGGGTATGGCAATTCCAACTCACCGAATGCCCAAATGTAGGGCGCGATGAAACGGATGCCTTGATAGTATGCAGTTTCGCGACGGATAGGCACCATCGGGTAACGCACACGGTTTTCTTCGTTGGTGTAGGCCAACATACGGTCTTCGCCTTCAACGCCACGTCCGGTGAGCCACTTGACGGGTTGAATGTCGAGTTCCTTGCCGTTGACTTCGAGAGCAATGGAATTCTCTTTCAAGAATTTCAAGATCGAAACATTTCCGGCAGAGCTGACCTTTTGGCTTGCGATGTAGCTGAACTGAGCTGGTGGCAAGAGCAACTTGGAAGGGCACACTGCGAAGGCAGCGGCAGACCAAGTGCTTTCGATCAACTCATTCACGTCAGCAAGAATCTCGTCAGGGGTTTTGTTGACCCACAGAGTAGACCCGCTCACACCTGCATTGACTCCGCTCTCGGTGATTGCTGAGTTGTTCAACAATCCTTGAGCGCCTACATCGGTCGAGCCGATATAGATCATCTGATCGATCGCCATCTGATAGAGAATATTCAGGGCGTCTGCCTTCTGAGAATCAATCGGAGTTCCAAGGCGCTGAGAGCGATCCAATTCCACCGAAGTGAAACTGACTTCGCGACCCAAGAGACGCAGTGGCAACACGGTCTTTTGACCGTCGATCGACACACCAGGAATGGCGGTTGATTCAGCCGACAACCAAGGCAAGTTGCCCCCGTTGCTTCCGTTTGAATTCGACTGAGTACCACCAGCCGCAAACGCTGACTGAATGAACGACGTGCTTTCATCGCTCATCGTGATACCAGGACGAAGCTTGATATCACGACCCCAACTCACGCTCGTGAGTGGCATGTAGAGACGTTTGTCTAAGTTTTCGAGCTGATTGACGTAGAACGCCAACGCCGAGTCTTTCGTCTTAAATCCTCTAGTGAATCTTTTCATTTTCTCATTTCCTCTCTGCTCTATTACTGAGCGATTCGGACTTCGCCGAATCCGTTAGAATCCACACCATCAGCCGCCCACGTTACGTTTCCAACGAGGGTGCCAGTGAGAGGAACATTGTTTCCAGTCGTCGCCACTTCAAGCTGTCCAGCCGGATGGCCAGCACTTGCGGTAACAACCAAGCCCACGACCTGGCCGCGCACTGGTGATCCAGCGTTGACGAAAACGGAGACATAACCACGAACGCAAAGACCCTGAATCTGAAGCGGGTTTGGCTCATCGGTGTAGAAGTCTTCATTGGTGTTGTTTCCGCTGATTGCAGGTGCTTGACGAGTCAAGATACCGGCAAACAAGGAAGCGGTGTCAGCTGCCACCATCGGGGTGACGCCTTCAGGTCCGCCCGATTGGGAAACGTACTTCATCGGAAGTCCGTAGTTTGCTGGGAATGGGGAGATGAGCGTTACAGGCTCGATGTTTGATTCATCGACGCGAGTAACGTCACCTGGAATACCAGACGGAGACGCATATAAATAGCTAACCATTTTTATTCTCTGCTTTCTGGCCTAGTCAGGCCGGTTACTTCGCCACGCCGTAATGCTTGGCATTGATTTCGTTCAACTCTTCAGCGGTTTTTCCTTCAGAAGCCGTGTTATCCACGTCTTCATCTTTCCACTTGGTGGAGTCTTTAGTTCCGCCGAGTCCGGTTCCGCGTTTCGATTTCACGAGCGCTGATGCGGCCATGAAAAGCATATCGACGTTGGTCTTGGCATCAAACACAGGCTTTTTATGGCCGAGTTGTTTGAGGACCTTCATACCTTCGTCCGACTTGGCAAACTCTTTCAGGCACTTTGAGCGTGCATCTTTGCCTTTGAATTTTTTTCCTGGTGTGAGGATTTCAAACTTAGCTTCGTCGCCAGTTTTCTTTTTCTGTGACTCTTCGGCCTCTTCGCCTTCTTCGTCTTCACAGTCTTCGTCATCAGTTTCTTCCATGTCTTCGTCTTCAGACTCTTCCATGTCCTCATCGCCAGACATGTCTTCGTCGCCGTCTTCTTCAGACTCTTCGTCATCAGCTTTTTTGTTGCCGAGAACTTTCAGAATCTTTGCGATAGCGGCTTCAAGTTTGTCGAGACGGCCATTCTGTCCGACTTCATCGTCTTCGTCAGAATCATCCATTTCTTCATCGTCAGACTTTTTAGGCTTGTCTTCTTCGTCTTCATCATCGGACTTTTTCGAGCCCATCATGCCATCGAGCTTGTCGTTCATGTCGGCCATCTTCTTGACGAGATCATCGTAGGTAACTTGCTCAGGCGTCTTTCCGCCTTCATCGTCACCAGTCTTGGTTTTCTTCTTGGCCTTTGCCAAGTCGGCAGCCTTTTTGTCTTCAGCGGCCACAGCTGCATCAACGGTCTTGCCGAGATTTTTCAATTGCTCAGCTAATTCTTTCAGCGTTTTCATTTCTTCACCTTTCGTTTTGTGATCTTTGATCGCATAGGTAGGACCTGCACGACCTTGCTCGACAAGAGCAATATGGTTTCCAATGATGTTTAACTGCTTACCTTCACCATCACCTGTTTGTTCATACTCAGCATCGTATCCGCATGAGACTTCTCGCAATCCGTTTCTAACAAGACCGATTGCAAGCTCATCGGTGATGAGAAGATCAGCCAAAAGCATTTCTTCGCCGTCTTCATCAACTTCAGTACCCTTGCGAACATTTTGAGCCGTGCCGTGCGTGAGGTCTTTCCAGTTTGCAGGGACAACAAAATCCTCCGGATGTTTGATCGTGATCGACTTGCCGTTGAAGCTCGCCATCGTTTGAGGACGAAAAACTTCTGAAGCATCTCGATACACCCAAACTTTTCCGTCATTGCCAACTTCAAGCGGCGTTTCACCTGGCCCATAATCCTGCCAGCCCGTACGAGCAACAGGCACACTCATGCAGAGAAGAAAGCCTTCCGGCGTTTCAACAATGTTCTCTGATAAGCGTGAAGGGGTGAAAAACTTTGCCATGAATTAGTGGAGTTGGCTCGCGAGTGGAAGCATCGAGAAGCGAAGCCCAATGACGGTGTTGTTTGCCGGTGCAGTTGCCACCAAAGTGGTAGTGCTTGAGTTAGTCGCGCCGAGAACGCGAAGAATAACTTGAGAGCCAGCGGTGCCAGCCACAGCAAGATTGGTGTCGCCTACAACATCGAGATCAAGCGTGCCTGATCCAGTAGCCACAGGAACTTGAACGGTTCCGGTTCCTGATCCAGCACTAGAAGTGATCGCGATGAACGGAACACCGGGCGCGGCAGTCACGCCAGCGGGCACACCAAGAGTCGCCCAGTTGGTAGGGGTTGTAGTTCCAACAGCGGTAACAACATAAGCAAGGCCCGCTGTGAGTCCTGATGTGACGTTGATCGAAGATCCGCTAAGAGGTGAAACGTATCCGTGGTAGCCACCGAGATAGCCGCCATAATTTCCAGTGAGTTGAACAACGATGTATCCCGCCGCTGGGTTGGGGTTTCCCGCCGCTGGTGTTGAGCTTGTGTGCATGTAGACTGCCGCACACCCAGGACCTTTTAAATTTCTGATGCCGAGTCCGTTACCGTTGGTGCTGTCCACGATAAAGTTGCAATCGATTTGATTCGACGATCCAGCTTTCACTTTGTTGATGAAAGTCTCACCGAATTGGTTTTGTTCAACCATCGAAGGGTATTGCGATCCGCTAGACTCAAACGCTCCACCTTGGGCAAGTGTTTGTGTCGGCATCGCCACCAGGGCAGCGATCATCGCGAGTGACGCGAAAATAATTTGTTTCATGAAAATTTCTCCTTGACTCTAAGCTGGGGGCAAAGATTGCTTTTCGCAATTAAGAAGCGAGCAGCCAAAAGAGAAAGCGTCAAGTATTAATCGGGAAAGAAAGGCTCAGGGTAACACCTGCAATTGGGAAAAGTGCCGGGATGCCCGACAGTTCCGTCGTCAAGTTCAGGTGGTGAATCCCAGCTGAAAACTTGACCATCGAGTTTCTTGCCTTTGCGAAACTCATGAGCTTCACGAACAGCGGCGTCACCACTGTTACGCCAAATGTACTGCCGAGAGCCCGCTGCCTGTGCGCGAGTCTGAGTAATCACTGAGTTAGACCTTGCCACTTCGGTACGCGCGATCCGCTCAGCATCGTTCTCACTGACTTTGCCTTGGCGTTGAAGTTCAGCCGCGATCTCACTTGAGCGTGTCCCGTTGTAGACTGCCTCAAGTGCAAGCTTCTGTGCTCGCTCAGCGGCTCTCATCGGAATGGATTTCACCAAGTCGATTTGTTCCTGCATCAACTCAGCGGCGCGTTTGCCTGTTGCCGCTCTTGCCACTGTGGTTTGCATGGCCTGATGAATTTCTTTTGAGCGGTTCTTCCACGCGGTTTTATTTTTCTTTGCCACGCGCTCAAGCATCTTGGCACTTTGTCGTGCGGCCCATGGACCTAAGCGCTCAGAATATTCGGTGAGCACTCTCAACATTTCTTTTTCATTACGGATGGTGGCACCGTCAACGTGGATCTCAACAACGTGAGCAGCGTTACGCGCTACTTGCTTCAGTGCTTTTGCAAACTGAGCTTCAGCGGATTGGTTGGGCTTGAAATTTTTCGAACGGGCTACGGGCATTCATCCCCCATTTCTTCAGTCGCATCGCAAGCGCTGTGCGTTTAAGTCCTAAAGACTTTGCGGCAAGCGTGATGCTGTATCCGTTGTATTCAAGAGCACGCGCTGCCATCTGCTCTAAAATTAAATCTTCACTCTCACCGAGCTGAACAACGATTTGTTTCTCACCCAATGAGTTGACGACGATCATGATCGCTTCACCAAATACACCCCTGGTGTGTTGATCATGCTGAGTCTTGCGTTTAAGCTTCTCAGCTCGCAGTTCACATAAGCTTTGTTGATGTGACGTACCATCTCGTCCGTTTCGACCTTAGCAACGAGGTTAAAGCAGCGAGGGTGATAAGAAACCTTGCCTTCTTTGACAGCGTCATACTTTATTTCCTTTCCACAGCTCGCGCAGTATTTCATTGGTTGTCCTGCATCTTGACTCGTGAGCCAGACAACTTGTGAGTGGAGTCCACCAGAAAGATCAGCTCGCCGTCTCGAATAATGCAGTGACAGCGTTGTGGTGGCTCAGCCCCATCCCACTCGATGATGTAGCTTGGGATAAATGTCGGCTTATCGAGATCACCGTTAAATCGCCAAGTGGGTTTTGGCTTTCCCTTGCGGTGAGTGTGCTCATTGGTGTAAGCCACAGGCACTAAGTGATTCATTTCGCAGCCGGGGCAGTAAAAAAAATATCCCTCACCTTGCTTGTCTTTGATCGGGACAATTTTGCTCATTCAGTTTCTTTCTCTTTGAAGTGTGGTCTATAGATGCGAGTCGCGCGTGGAGCGATAACCACAACACAGACGGCGTTTGATGCCGTGCCTTTTTTCTTTTTAAAGACAAGCGTCGTGCCGTTGGAAAGCTCAAGGCTCTCTCCGATCTTGATTGTGATCGCAACAGCGCCGCGCTCAAGCTTGTCGTTCAATAACTTCTGAAGTTTGTGAGGGTTGTCCTTTGGATCAATGGCTTTCATTTGATTTGGCTTGCTCCATGAAAACATGGTAACTGCGTTCCAAATAAATCAAAGGATTATCTCGGCTCGTCACGAAAAGTCTGCCTTCCCAAAATAGGTAGGGAAACGCGAGCGGGTTTTTGAGGTTCATTTCAAAGACAACTTTTCCACCGAAGTCGTGGAGCTTCACGTTGAAAGGAAACTCTTTGCGCTGATCAGGCGTGACGGTCTTGAGATTTACAACTTTTTCATCAGCCATGCTTCAATCGCCTTTTGATCTTTCGTTACCGCGCGCTTACGAGCAGCGTCTTTCGTCTTCTTGTCCACGACTTTTTTCTTTCCTGAGAAAAGCTTGGTGAACTTCTTCCACCGTGAATCCTTGTTGATGCCCATCTTCTTGATAGTCTCCTTTGGTTCGTTAGGTCCATTGCCCGGATCACCCACATTGGTGCTCTCGTTTTCTGGATCAATTGGCTGATTCGGATCGATTGGATCATCTTCAGGGGCTGGCGGAAGTTCGTTCTCTGCCTCACTGATATCTTCATCCGTGATGTGTGAGAAAATTCCAGTTTCAGCGCCAGCTTGTTGAAGCTCTTTCATTCCGGTTGATGTAGAAATCAAGCCATCTTGGTGAGCAGCCACAACAGCGTTCGTGATCGCAGTCGTGATCTCAGCTTTCTCTTTTGCATTCATCTGCCAGAGCGGCGTGAACGTGAAGGTTAAATCTTTTGGGGCTGGCTCACCGAATGTCGATTGCCACAGAATCTTGATCATGATCTCAATCGGATTACGCAAGTAGGCTTCTTGTTTTGCGTTGATGGAGTCGTAATAGTTTCTGATATCCGTATCGCCGTTACCGCCTAAGCCCGCTGGCGATTGTCCGAGAAGTCTCACAAGTGGAGTCTCGCTTGCACCGGATAGTTGCTCACCAAACTGGCCGAGCATGTCGCTTAGTCCAGCGAAGCTGTAGGCCGTCGTTGCAAACGCATCGTTTTTATCGAGTAGGGTTAAGCCTTCTGAGTTTTGAAACTGCCGCATGTATTCAAACATTTCGACAAGTCCCTGCTTAGCTTCACCACCGGATGACAAGATTTCTCGGAAGCCGTCGATGCTCACAGTTCTTAGAAGTGCTCGTCCAATGAGCCCACCAGCGGAAGCCGTTGCGGTTTCAAACTCAATCAGCCTATCCCACATGCGCTCGATGATCGATTCATCCCACATCATCTCGGTGATCGCTTGAAAGAATGGGAGCTTGTGTCCACCCATTCTGAAACAACGAGTGTGATGCACACGAACGCGAGCAGCGGTGAAAGCGCCAGCTGTTTGTGAGGTTTGTTTTGCTACGGTGTTTTCACCCGCTTGCGGCGAGACTGTTTCTGAACCCGCGCCAGGGACTTGGGCTGGATCGTTAAGATTATTTCCAAGCACGATATCGTAGTAGGCTGGGAGTCCAATTTCTGGGCCTTCATCAATAATTTGGCTGAGCACGGGATTAAGTTGCCATCGGTCGTAAACAGCAATGCCTTTAAACTGTCCTTCTTCGATCGTGTCTGGATCAAGTGGAGTTTCCAAGTCTTGCCCATCAATTTGAAAAACTCCGATTGCCCCGCCATAAAGTCTACCCCACGCTGTGGTGTCACGAATGCGTTGCCAAATTTGAATGCGAGACATGGCGGCCTTGAAATCTTGAACTTTGTCCGCACCATCGTTGGTGTTGAGAATCACGCCAGCTTTCGTCATGTCTTCAGCAACACAATCGATCACTCGTCCCGCGATCCATGATCCACGGTACATCGCTTCAAGCTGTGTGCGATTGCGTGTGAGAAGATTGAACTGATAGCGACCGTAGGAAAGTTGATTCGTGTCTCCGTTCTCTTCACCGAGTGGAGTCACGCCGAGCTTCATCGCTAGATTTCTAAAACCGTCAGCGGTGTGTTTGGAGTGCTTAGGAACAATGGTAGGCTTTTGGGTTTGCTCGAAAACTTTCAAGCCCGGATCACTTTTCTTTTTTGACATGTATCTTCCGCCTTAAATTAAGTTCTTCCACTGTTCAAGCTTATTCTTGTTACTCAACATATCTTGCACTGCATCGAATAGTGGGTCAAGTTGGTCATCATGAGCATGAGAGTCATCAGCGGTGAACGCTTCCGCTTCTTCGATGAAATCGCTCGTGAATGGCGCGTTTTCAGGCACGCACACCATTTGAGCTTCTAAGTAGCCCTGTGCGTCCATCGCCCGCGTCAATTTATCTTTGTCGCGTTCAATTGCCTCAACAGGGATGCGACCTAAGAATTTTATTTTTTGAATGAGACCTGTGCCCGATGCTTTATCTTCCACCAAAAGTTTTCTCAGTTGACCTTGCCAGCGTTCCTCTTTGGGATGAATCTCCACCCACGGAAGATGTGGATCAATCTCGGAATGCTTGGCCCAAAAAGCGAGTGTACGTTTCTCAAGCTCAGGTGCCTCCCACTTACCTCGTATTTGATCAAGCAAGTAGAGCTTCCCATCTTCTCCGAGTCCGTAACAGCCAAATACCGAGTAATCGTTTCGCTCTTTTGTTTTCTGTGCGGTGTCCGCGTAAATACGACGGTATTTAATTTTTGGAAGAATCGTATATCGCGGAAACCATTCTCCACGAAATATGTTGCCACCAATCGCGCGGGGGGCTTGTTGATATTGGGAGCTAAAAACATGCCTTGAAATACGGCTACCAGTCGCATCTTCCTTTTGGCCCGCTTCCATCGCCGTGAGATCAGCAATAGGTTCCTTGTAAGGCCAGTAACTAAATCTTTGCTCAGCATCTTTTTCTACTCCTTCTTGATATTTTGGATCTAACTTTGCGACGTACTCAGCATCGATGATCGCGGGTATCACCACATGCTTCCAATTGCCGCCTAAGTTTCCATTCATGATGAAGCCAGTTGGATCTTCTTCAGCGATTCGTTGCATGATCAAGATGATTGGTGTCTTAGGGTTAGCGCGGCGGCTCTTGACTGTGGTGATGAGCGCACGATTGGCTTTATCTAACTTTGGTTTACTAAATGCATCTTCGGGCTTCAGCGGATCATCGATCAATATCGCGCCTTGAAATCCTTCTTTCATGTGTCCAGCTCTGAAGCCTGTGATTTGTCCACCGATAGAAGTTGCGTAAACACCGCCAGCACTCTTGCCATCCACTTCAACATTCCATCGCTTCTTAGCTTTCGAGTCGTCTACAATTCGACGCGTCCAAAGTCTTTGATACTCATCCATTTGAATAAGATCACGAGCTGCCTGAGAATTCAGAAGTGCGAGATCATCACTGTATGACAAATGTAGAAAGCGACACCAAGGATTGAGAGCAAGTCCACGAGCAATAAAATTAATGATGACCATCTCTGTCTTCGTTCCGCCAGGTGCGATGTTGATGATGAGATTTTCTGTTTCACCTGTGATCACTTTCTCAAGCTCATCGGCGATCATTTTGTGATGCCAGTTCACGCGGAAGGAGTTTTGTTGTCTCACTCTGAAGAAATAGCGAGTGAAGAGAAGATGATCTTTCTCACAAAAAGACTTCGCTATCTGATCGTCAAGAGACAGCTCAGAGCTTGTCTTTGAATTTATCTGTGGCTTCATCGACCTGTTCAGGTGTGGCTGCTATGGTGTGGACGTTCTTACTCTCAACAACGTCTTTGAATTGGCCAAAGGTTTTGCCGATCAACTCGCACGCTTTTAAAATATCGGACTTCTTAGAAGTCTTGTCGTGATAGGCAATCTCAGCGATGCGTTTTAAATTTCTTTCTGGAGTGATGAGAGCGCGATCGGCGAGACGTGCAAGACCACGTTCTATCATCATCTGAATCTTAGTATTTTTTAGTAGCTGATGACCATTCACACCGGCTGATGTTGTCTTACCGCCATACACGCGGATATAGGCTTGGGTGGCGTTTTGATCTTTGAGATACTCCGCCACAAAAAGGCGATGTTTTGGGTTGAGCTTAGTGCTCTTTTTATTGGGGGGCATTCGTTCCTTGACTCCTAGTTTTAATAGTAGGAGCAAAGAACAGAGCAAGCAACTTTGTCAAGTTTATTATAGCTCTCTGTACGGAAAAAGCCTGTAAGTTCTAAGGCGAGAGAAAGAGCAGAGCTCACATGTCGTCTCAAGCTCGTGGATGCCACCCACGTAAGTCTGCACGATTCTACTCTTCGGAAGATGGCCAAAGATCCAGCAACGCCAGTTCAAGGATACCACTCTGACCCGTCTGGTTGTTTTCCCGGCTGACGTGGCTTTAAGATATCTCCCACGTGACTATTCAAAAATCTTTCAACTTCATCATGATTCATAGGCATGATGAAATTAGTTCTAGGGTGGCGCTGCTCAAAGATTATACAGGCAAGCACAGCTGCCTCCCTCATCTCCGAAGGAGATAAGCGAAGTTGTTCAAGCATCATCACCATCATGTCCACAAATTTGTTATAGACTGGATCTTCGCGATATCGTCGTTCAACGCTGTTCATGTTACTCACTTCACACGCTCCCACTTAACTTTTGTTCCGCACGTTGGGCACTTGCCCTCACGCTTCATAATTGCTTCAGCCAACGCTTGTCTGAACAGCACACCAAGGTCAATGCCATAGAAGTTTGCTAG